GTTTTTAAATATTTCATTTTGTTTTAACTTTTTTTCGAAGTATCGACAGAATGGTCTAGAATCAGCTTTCATGTCTTCGTATTCATCTTCAGTATATTGTTGTATAACTCTTTGTACTGTAGATGGATTATGTGACATGATATTAATTATATAATAAATCTATTATATCTTTATGTATTGTTTATGTCGTAAAAATATTAGTATTTTAATCGGTTTAATTAGTAATGAATCAACTAATTCATGGTAACTGTTTAGACGAACTTAAGAAACTCCAAGATAACAGCATCGATCTAGTTCTTACCGATCCACCATACTTTATTCATAAATTAGACTCAACTTGGTCCAAAGAACGAATAGATTCCGATAAAAAGAACAGTCATATTACAAATTTGCCAAAGGGAATGAAATACTCAAAGAGTCAGGTAAAGGAACTTTATGACTTTTACAAAGAAGTATCTGAACTAGTTTACAAGAAACTTAAACCTGGAGGTTACTTTCTCTCATTTTCCGCACCAAGACTATATCACTCTATTGCTATGGCGAAAGAAGTTGCTGGATTTGAAGTAAGAGACATCATCAACTGGGTATACACACAAAGTATTCCCAAGGGTATGTCTGTAAATCACATTATTGATCGAATGGACCTTCCAGAAACTCAAAAGGAAGAACTTAAGAAGGAATACTCTGGTTTTAAAACACCACAAATTAAATCATGTCATGAACCAATTTGTGTAGCAATGAAACCTATTAACGTAACATTTATACAAAATGAACTCAATTTTAAGACTGGACTCTTAGATTTTAACCAGAAAATTGGAATTAATGACGACAAAGTACCTGCTAATATTCTTGTAACAGAAGACTTTGATGAAATTTACACCAAAAACTTTCTAATTGGTAAACCATCTAAGAAAGAAAAGGGAGAAAATAGTCATATCACTGTTAAACCTATTAACCTTCTCGAACACCTTATTAAACTATTTAGTAAAGAAAACTCGCTGATTGTAGATCCATTCATGGGTAGTGGAAGTACGATACTTGCGTGTAAGAGTACCAATAGAAATTATATTGGTATAGAAATAGAAAAAGAGTATTGGAATACAGCAAATAGTCGACTAGATAATAATAACTAACTTAAACAAATATTATATATTATAATTAATATGGTCACCTGCAAAATTCAAAAACCATTTTTAAAATGGGTTGGTGGTAAAACACAAATTATTAATAATATTATTTCGAGAGTTCCTGATGTGATGAATAATTATCACGAACCATTCTTGGGAGGAGGAAGTGTATTATTAGCAGTTTTATCATTACAGAAACATAATAAAATTATAATTAAAAATCAAATTTATGCCTGTGATAATAATAGTAGCTTGATTAATGTGTATAAACATATTCAAAGCAACAAAGATGAATTATATAAATATATCGATATATATATTAAAGAATATGATAGTATACACGGAATAATAATTAACCGAAATCCAACTAATATTGAAGAAGCTAAAACATCTAAAGAAAGTTACTACTATTGGTTAAGAAATAAATATAATAGTATACAAAAAAATACAATAGAATGCTCAGCTTTATTTATGTTAATTAATAAGTTATGTTTTAGGGGACTATATCGCGAAGGACCTAATGGATTTAATGTTCCATATGGCCATTATAAAAAAACACCTACAATAATATCTAAAACAGAGTTGGACAATATAAGTGATTTAATTAAAAACGTGAAATTTAAATATTGTAGTTTCACAGAATCTCTTAAAAACGTTGAAGAAGAAGATTTTGTATATTTAGACCCACCATATGCTCCAGAAAATAAAGACTCTTTTGTAAATTATCTAGCGAGTGGATTTAATTTAAACACACATAATTTACTATTTACTGAAATTAAAAAGTTAGAAAATGTAAAGTTTGTAATGAGTAATGCCAGGGTTGATTTTGTAATGACTAATTTTAAGGAGTATAACTGTGAAGATATTATAGCAAGACGCTCAATCAACTCAAAAAAACCACAATCAACAACAACAGAGATAATTATTTATAATTGATAATAAAATTGATTATATCTTCTTTATATGTATCACTTTTACCCCAAAATACTGGAACATTTTTGTATTCTAAGTACTCAATCTCAGCTTTACAATTAGTTTTAAACCATTCAGATAAACAATAAATATAAATTATATCAAATCCTGGAAATGTTCTGCTATATTGCCATATTTTAAAATCTGAAGTTTATATTTTTTCACACACAGAACCAGATGTTTGCTGAAATTTTTTTTCGATTATAAAAATTCTCTTATGTACTTCATCTACATAACACTCATCAGGATTTTTACATCCATGGGCTTTATTAACACATTTATTGACGTAGTTTACCATGTATTTGTAAAAATTATACTGTTTTGTTCTAATAAATATTCGTTCAGTATTCTTGAACGTGATACTTTGGAAAAATTTACAATTTTGATTTACATTTAAATGATCACTTAAATCAGTTGAATTTTCGTAGGATAATCCAGTCTTATTGGTATTGGCTCCGCCAGCGCCTGTACCTTTGTTAGTAATCATGTGTCTATTCGGTAAAGTTAGTCTTTAAATTTTTACAGTATATAAAATATCGTAAAATTACTTTTTTTTAAGAGTTAAAGTTGTGCCAGTAGCATCTTTTGTAATTTTAATAGACTTACTACCTTTAAGACTAGAAATACCTGCAGCAGTTAAGGAACCTTTACCTCCTGCTTTTACTGCACTACTTTTTAACTTTTGACCAACTTTTTGGTTAATACTTTTAATAGCTTTTTGTTCTTTAATGCTATTACCACCGCCTAATAGCATTGGTGAACCAAAGCAAGACTTCTTTCCAAACCCATTAAGAAGTTTATCTTTTGGGAAATTAAGTCTATTATTTGCCATTGTTTTTGGACCCTGCCAGAGCTGATAGTATGTATCTCTTGGACCAGCTGGGCGCTGTAACATAGGACAAAGACCTTTATTGGTTAAATTTCTAGATCTAAAAATTTCAGCGAGTGTTGGAACTCCAAATGAGTTAGGACGAACTATTCCCTCATATGTTTGGTTTCCTCTTTTCCATAGAGGGAACGTATGTTTAGTTGTTTTAGCCTGAGACATTGGTATATATCTCACATTTATGGCGGGATTAGGGGACTCTTTTAATAATTTTTCTTGTTTAACGCAAGTTTTACAGCCAGGTATTAAGTAACATATCATTTATTAATTATTAAAGATTTTAATACTTAGAAAAATAATATTTGTAGTTATTAATATGTCTGAGTTAGAAATTGATGATGACTCTGAGCTATCTTTTTATGAAGAAACGGAAGAGGAAGAGGAAGAGGAACCTGAATTAGAAGATGAACTAGAATTAGAAGATGTTTTCACTTTCGAAGAAGAACCCGAAATTAAAAGTGAAGAAGTAATATCTGAAAAAGAACTACAAGAGAGAAAATACGCGCGTGGTGTAGCAAGTTACAAAGAAGCACTTATGAGAAAATACGCAGAGGGGCAGATAGATGATACTCAGTATTTCTCCGAACTTCTAGAATTAGAGATATTCGAAAATTCTCAAGTTAAATTATTACCAATAACAGAGGAAGGTATAGAATTTATTAATGAACTTAGATCATCGAGACTCATTGAGAAACAAAAATTTATAAAAGGAGAAATAAATGAACAAGAGTATAATACATTTTATATAAATTCTTTAAGAGAGGAAAAACAAGCGTTTAAGGACTACAAAGCTACAACTGAAGGAGATAAAAAAGAAAGAATAGATTTAAGTAAATTAAGTATAGAAGATGCTATAAACTACTTAATAAAAAAAGAAGATCAAATTGTAGCTAAGTTAGCTAAAAAATACCAAATTACACTTAAGAAACCAAATCAGAGACTAGCAAGCTCAACAGACCCAGACATTCGAGCTAAATATCTATATGATTCTAATATTTACGAAGAGAATAAAGCTTACATAATGTCCAGATACATGGAGGGTTACAAAGTTAAAGTTTTAAATCCAACAGGTTACACTACCGGTAAATTCGAAATAGATACTCCAGTTTCAATTTCATTGTCAGACCTAGTACAAATCGAACCAAAAAAATCATTAATATCTGAGACAGATATATTAGAACAAGAGTCCAAGAAGTACACAATGAGTCTGCTTAGACGCCTACCCAAGAGTGTCTTAATAGAATGTTTAAAAGATAATAATTTATTATCGAAAGAAACTAGTTATATTCAGAATTTACGAATTAATAAAGTTCCTATTTTAAAATTTACGAAGTTTCCTAAAGACCAGAATGAACTTGATTCTATTATAGATACTGAGTTAATAGGAAAATATTCTGTAACTAGAGAAGTTATAGATTCTAATTATATAACTAAAACTTTTCAGACGGATTCTATTGGAGCTACAGATATAGCTTGTATTCCTGGTAAAAAGATAGCTGTAAAAGTTCCATTTAAGGGTGTATCTAGAGGATATGTGGGCAAAACAGTAGAAATAGTACTTAAAAAAGGTGTAGAAGCTGAAGGGTTTGAGGATTTGGCTGATAAATTTGATCCAGTATACCCAATACCAGATCCTCTATACACAAAAATTGCTCAGGCTGGTGACTTAGAAGATAGAGTTGCATATGTTTATCAGTTATATACACCAATCCCTGGTTTTGATAAACAAGGTGTATATGTTACATCAAGATATACAGATTTTGATGAATATTTACGAGATCTTAAAGGAATATTATCCGCTAATCTATTAAAACTAGAAAATCAAAATTATAACAAGTACTCTATAGCAATCTTACAGTCTAAAATTAACAAAATTAATTACTATCTAGATAAAAATGAAGATCCCGATTTACTAAATCTAGCTGATCCACGTGTAGAAGCTAGAATACAGATGGTAACGGCTGAAATTGATACTATTCGAACAAAGGGTAAAGGTGATCTTAATAATTTTATTTTAAGCGTTAATGCGAGTGCAATACAAAAAGTAGAAAGTTTAGAAGAAAGAGTTAACTTTGTATCAACCAGTAACTTACCAGACAGTGGTGAAATAATTACTACATTTAACAAAGCGATATATACTTACACTATAGATAAGATAATGTTAGTATTAACTCAGTACCCAGATATGCTACAAGACTATATCAACGGAGATATCCTACCCGATTCTATTATTAATTTTGAGACTCCTCTAGTTAAACCTGAAGATTTTACAACTGAGTCTTCTTTTAAAGACTTGTCCGGAAGTGAAAAGTTAAATCGGCTTCTAGAATGGTCCCCAAATACGGAATTATATCTACGGTATAAAAGTTATTTAGACTCCATTAATTCTAGATCAGTCAAGGTAGGACTAAAGACAGATCAATTAATTGAGGCGCTTAGTAAGGATTCTATTGTAATAGATAAGATCGAGGTGGATAAAATTATTCAGGAGGAATATGAATATAATTTTTGGGAAAATGCAAAATCTGAAGTACTCAAAATTACAAAAACACCTGCACATTTTACACCTGAACTCTATAAATTTAAGCAGCTAAATAAGAAGAAGTATACATTACCATCCCAGAGAATTTATAGAGTAGCATCTATTAAAGAAAGAGTAGACTTTAAAGCCAAATTAAATAGTTTATTTTTAAATTGTCAACTGGAAAATGCCACGAGTATAGCTTATATGGTAGAAAATATCATATATACAAAATCCAAATTAGTCAAAGACTATAAAAAGTTTTCTGACATGATAATAAGTGATTATCGGTCCTTCTGTGATTATCTCAAAGAAATTACAAAAAATAAAGTGAATATTATTAACTATATTGTTGCTATAACAGAATACTTCTATAAAGAAGGTGAAAAATTAATTATTAATAAACAAAAAGTAGAAAGAATTATTTCATCTCTCAACAGTGACATTCTTATAAATGATGTATTTAAAGAACTATCAAGGGAAGAATTAGATATGTATAGAACTACTTTGGTTCACAATGTGTCTCCAGATGTATCTAGACGATTTAAACTATTAAAAACTGTAACTAGACTGTTAAGTATATACAATAAATCTTATCTTAAACTGTATGCAGATAACGAAGCGATTTATGTCAAACCTCATGTAGAATTAACTAGACCCGATACAGATAACTATATATTCTATAATGGAAAATATTTAGTCGGAGGAAAATATCCATCTTTTAAGGATTACAGATATTCTACTAGAAATTATTCAACCGATGATATACAAGAATTATGTATTTTATTCGGAGTTGATTATACTGAATTTTTCCAACCTACAACCGAATATGCTATAGAGGAAAATGACTATGACAACTATATTAAAATATTAGATAAAATAAGAAAATTAACATCAGTTGAGGTTCCAGTTACTATAGAAAAACCTCAGAGAGAATTAGAATATAAAATTTACACTGAACCAATAATTACTCGTCAATATACTCTACGGCCAAGAATGGGTGTTCCAAATCCAGGAGAAGTTTACTATACTTCTAAAGACTACATTAAGGAATACAAAAAAGAGTATCCAACTAATAGAGATTATTTCGAAAGGCAGTATGCTGTACCTTATAAGTTTGAAAATTTTATACCTGTCTATCACACTAAATTAAAAGAATTGTCGGAGCAAAAATTAATAATACTAGAAGGCCCTGCAATTTTTAAGACACCTGAAGAAGATCCACTTGCTAGTTATACAACAAGTCCTTATCATATATTTATCGAGTATAAAGATACATTTGGTAAAATTGTGTATTTTAGAGAGGGAGTCTCACCCAAAAAAGTTATAACTGCTCGCAAAGACACACTCGATACTTGTAACAGATTTAAAACAATGGGAGACTGTAATGATCCTAATTCATTTTCTTTGGATTCTCGAAAGTGTTATTGGACTGGATCTAAATGTGAGTCTTCATTCTTTCCAAACAAACAAGTTGTCAGTGAAAATATTTGGGAATATGTTCCAGAACATGAAGAACTTAAATTACCCTGGTCACAGGCTTTACTATCAGCAAAGAAGTACATACAAGATATAGCCCAAAGTCAAAATTTAGGAGAAGAGGGTGTAGCAAAGCTTTTAGAAGATCAGACTAAAAAACTCGGAGAATATAAATTAGAACTACAGAAGACTATAGTAAAACGACCAAAAGTTGATACAGCACCAGATACTTCTATATTAGAATTAGTAAAATCTATTCCAAAAGGCGAAGGAAAACCGTTTAAATTAAAAACTTTATCAGACTATGAACAAATAACAATTAAGAGTATTAAAACTGACTTAAAATCTAGAAGTTTAACTTCGAGAGAGCTGGGAAAATTTAAAGAATTTGAGTTACCTGATCTAGGTGTTGTTAAAATTGCAAGTGTATCTAAACAAACTAGACAAGTAAACATTATAACGCCCGATGAAGAAGAAATGACACTTCCTTTAAGTAGATTTGTAGTATCAGACACAATACCAACTATATCTGTTGTGCCACTATTTGCTTATATTTCTCGTGAAGACTACTCTTATTTACAGAGTCCACCATCAAGTTTTGTTTGGAAACTTAAGACATTAAATATTGATATTAGTAAATTTACTGAAGGCGAAGAATTAGAATATGAGTCTCAAGAGGTAAAATATGTAGATACTTCATTTATCATCCCATCAGGACAATTAAATGAAACACCTTTAATAACCAGAACAGACATTGATGATGCAATGGTCAAATTAGCATTTTCTGAATACTTAGATTTAGATAATAAATTACAAATAGAAAATAAGATTAATGCTACACCAGAGGCTATTAGACTTGCACTATCTGAAAATATTTCTTTATTCTCAGACTCATTTAAGTTTATAGTTAGAGAAATAACTACAGAAGACGTCGTCAATGTTATAGAATCTAAACGACCTAAAGCTATTACACTCGTAGAATCATTAAATAAAGAATTAGAAACTGCTATTAAAAAGTCGGATAAAAAAGAAATAGAAGCTGTACTCAAAAAATTTGATAAATTAAAAATTGAGCCAGAATCTAAAGAATTAGCAGAATCTAAACTAGCTGAAATTAAAGAACGAGTAGGGTCTAGAAAAATTAAAGCTCATGACGTAACAATAAGTGGAGTTAAAGTTCCTGATCCAGAGGAAAAACAAGGAGACATAGAAGTTACTCCAAAGGCTACAAAAGATGTATCTAAAACTGTCAAATCGTTTAAACGTAGATCAGTTGTGTCTAGTCGTAGAAATATTTAATTAAATTGATAGTAAACATCTATTAGTTTTTCCATATCACTGGATATACCACCAGAAACTGTTGTACCAGGTTCTACACTAACATAACTACTTAAATCCCTTGTGAGTAATGAATCATAAATGTCAAAACGCATTGGTTTTGCTGGAGCTACACGAGATGTATCTTCTGTTAAATTTGGATATACTAATCCGGCATTTTCTACGACAAGACTTTCTCCAACGGAAATTAATGCGTATGCTTGTGTACTAGCAGATCTAGTTGTATCATATAAATTAAATAACGCCTTGATGTACTTGTTATCTTCGACGTCCTTATAATACTTTAGATTTACATCAATTACTGTTATATTTTCTAATTTAAAACTACCATTATTGTGAAAGCGAGAATTATTAATAATTATTTCAGTCAGTTTATTATTTAATAAATTTTTAATCTGATAGTCTGCTACATCACAGTCTTGTGTCTCTTCTAATTGATTGTTTTTAAAATCAGTTCGATCTCCTAAACTTTTAACAAGATCTTTTAACATATCATAGTAAGTTACGTATGTGGGATTATTAATTTTTCTTACATCATAAAATCGTGGTATAGAATCGTTACAAAATTTAAGCCCAGGTTTATCATTTAAAAGTGGAGCCTTGCATCCGGTTTGTTCATGGGCTGTAAAATCTAGAGGTCTAACTATTATATTTGTAAAAGTTTCTCGATTAATACATATAAAATAAACAACTACTAATAATAAAAGTAAAAGGACGATTTCGTTGTTAATCATTTAAATGTTACAAATATTTTTATTTATATATTTATTCGGTATTTTACATGTTTTAAATACATTTGTAACATTTAAATGAGTGACCAAAATGAATTTGTTATTATATTTCATCCACAGTGCAAAGCTTGTCAAAATCTGTTAAGTAATATAAAAGAAGACAATAATATGTTTAAATTAGTAAATGTTTTAACTATTCCTAAATTACCACCAGATTTAAAATCAGTGCCAGCTGGTATAACAGAGGGTAGCATTATAACAGGGAAAAAACTATTCGAAAAAGTAGAATCTATGCTAAATGGACCTGTTAGTGTAAATATATTTGGAGCTTCTAATCGGGCTGGATTTATCAATGGATCTTCTGATTTTAATCTTAACTCAAATTTTAGTCCTTTAGAAGGTTCTAATAGCGCAGATGGATTTACTGGTGTACCAAAATTTGATGAGAATCAGGTTAGAACAATAGATCAACTTAAACTAGAAAGAAATTAATACTTTTTATTATTTGCGTCTAAACGATTTAAAAAAATAAAGTTTATAAATATAAATGGACAATCCTGATAACATGAAGGAAATTTTTAAGATGGCTCAGCAGGTTGCTAAAAATATTAATATACCGCGTGATGCAAATGGTCAGACTGATCCATCTCAGGTTGATATGAGTAAAATTTTTAGCGAAGTATCAAAGTCCGTTTCTAAGATGGTAACTCCAGAATTTGTAGAGAAATTTTCAGGGGGAGATGAACAACCATCTCGGAGTATCAAACAAAAGAAAAATTCACGAATTGTTGTAGAATCTGATGATGAACTTGAGCCAGCTGAAGATACGCTACCTAAGACAAAGGATTTACACTTTACATTAAATGTATCTCTAAAGCACCTTTACCATGGAAAGACTAAGAATATAGCAGTTAAACGTCAGAGGTATACAACAGTTGATGGTAAGCCTCAACTACAGGAGGAT